GAAGGAAGATTTGTTGGCGTGCCATCAGTTTTTCTGCGGACGTATGGTTGCAATTTTACGTGTAGTTCATTTGGTTGCAAGCCAGGAGAAAAGAGCACAGGTGCAGATGACGTAGCAGAAGTTGTTCATATGTACAATAACTTCTTAGAACTACCATTGGTAGAAACAGGCTGTGATAGTTATGCTAGCTGGCACCCTGCATTTAAACATTTAAGCCCCACATTAACTACAGAAACACTTGTAGATAAAATGTTAGCATTAACTCCTAACAATCAATGGGCTCAGAACAATGGTAACGATGTACATTTAGTTATTACAGGCGGTGAGCCATTGTTAGGTTGGCAGAGAGCTTACGCAGAGTTACTAAGTCATCCACGTATGGCAGACTTAAAGAATATTACATTTGAAACCAATGGCACTCAGCATTTGCAAATAGGATTTTGCGATTATTTGCTTGAATGGGCCGATGCTGTACCCGGTCGTGAAGTTACATTTAGCGTTAGTGCTAAGTTAAGTGCTAGTGGTGAGTCTTGGGCGGATGCTATTAAGCCAGAAATTGTGCAGAGCTATCAAATATACGGTCATACCTATCTTAAGTTTGTTGTTGAAACAGTAGAACATGTCAATGAAGCTGTTACGGCTGTTAATGCATTTAGAGATGGTGGGTTTAAGGGCAGTGTATACTTGATGCCACAAGGTGGTGTCGTACAACCATACGAAGCAAACAAAGTGAATATTGCTAATATCTGTTGTGAACGTGGGTGGAACTATAGCCCACGACTTCATGTAGACTTATGGGGAAATGGTTGGGGCAAATGATCGAATCACATAAACGAACTATCGCTAGAAGCATTACATACAGACTTAGTGCATGGTTGCTAACTATTCTACTAAGTTATCTATATACAGGAAATTTAGCAGAGTCGACTGGCTTTAGTACATTCTTACATATCATCTTATCACTGGATTACTATATACACGAACGCATTTGGCTTAAAATCAAATGGGGCAAATGAAAGTAAGGTACGGAATGTTCCCACAAGGATTATACAATATAAATCATATGCCAATACCAGAACACATTGGACCTGATCGCTACGATCACAAGAGATTCCTGGCTTGTGCCGAGACTAAACTTACATGGTCTTTATGGCCACGCCGTTGTCATGTTAGTGGTCGATGGTTGTGGTTCAGCCAGGCCTATCGTGCCATGTATGTTATCACTGGCCCTGGCGATCCTGCTATATGGACTCGTTGGTATAGTCGTGGAGAGATGTTAATATTAAAATTAAAAGGATATTAAATGACGTTGCAAGATCAGATTACGGTATGGATCAAAGATTATGCCACACAGGCCGGAATGACATCGTTGGTGGTAGGCATCAGTGGTGGTATTGATAGTGCTGTGGTCAGCGCACTCTGCGCCCGCACAGGATTAAATGTTATTGCTGTTTCTATGCCTATTCGCCAGCGTCCTGATCTACACGATCTAAGTATGCGCCACGGTGTTTGGTTAGCCAAAAACTTTAACAATGTTCGTCACGAAATTATTGATTTAACTACAATCTTTGATGGGTTTGAAAATACACTTGCAAGATGGAATTCAAATCAATATATCTATACTAGCGAATTAGGACTAGCAAATAGTCGTAGTCGGTTGCGTATGGTCACACTATATCAAATTGCTCAAAGCAGTCAAGGTATCGTAGTCGGCACAGGTAATAAAGTAGAAGATTTTGGTGTAGGATTTTATACCAAGTATGGTGACGGTGGCGTGGACATTAGTCCCATTGCCGACTGCTACAAAACAGAAGTTTGGCAAATGGGTCGTGAATTAGGTATCTTACAAGATATTATTGATGCACCACCTACTGATGGTTTATGGGATGATGGACGCACAGATCAAGATCAACTAGGCGGACTTAGCTATGCTGATCTTGAACTGGCTATGCAACAAGATTTAGGAGAAGTACCAGTTGCTGATACTACACAACAACACAATCTTAACAGTTATCGTGATATCCGTGCCCGCAGTCTACACAAAATAAATCCGATTCCGGTATTTAAAAAGTAATAAAAATTTATGGACGGCGGCTAAACATCGATAAATTATAGTACGCAAATATGCGTATATTATCTCAGGGACTAACATGGAAAAAATAGGATTTATTGGCATTGGTAAACTCGGTCTTGATTGTGCCGAGGTTATGGCAGAAAAACACGAAGTGCGTGGCTACGACATTTATCCACGCACCAGCAACACTGTACAAGTATGCGGCATTGAAGAATTGGTTAACAAAAGCGATTGGATTTTTATTGCTGTACCGACTCCACATACCGAAGGTTACGATGGTTCGGTTCCATCTAGTCACATGGAACCACGAGACTTTGGTCATGACGCTGTCATTGATGCTATTAACAATGTCAACAAGTATGCTAAATCTAGTAAAAAGATTGTGTTGATTAGTACTGTACTACCAGGTACCACACGCCGTAAATTTATTACCTTGCTAGATCCTAAACATCAATTCCTATACAATCCATATTTAATTGCCATGGGTTCAGTTAAATGGGACATGGCCAATCCAGAAATGGTTATCATTGGTACCGAAGACGGTAGTTTAACCGGAGTTGCCGGCGAGTTAATTGACTTGTACAAGACCATTATGAATAACGATCCGCGTTACGAAGTCGGTACTTGGGATGAATGTGAATCTATTAAGATTTTTTATAACACATTTATTTCTGCTAAAGTCGGTCTAGTAAATATGATTCAAGACTTTGCTCTGCGCATCGGGCATATCAATGTTGATGTGGTTACCAATGCTCTTGCTAGAAGTACTATGCGTATCATGGGTCCTAAGTATATGACAGCAGGTATGGGCGATGCTGGCGCTTGCCATCCTAGAGATAATATTGCTCTTCGTTGGTTGGCTCAAGAGTACAATATCGGTTACGACTTGTTTGATACAGTTATGCATGCCCGTGAAATTCAAGCAAAAAATCTAGCACTTTTTTTAGTCAACCAGGCCAAAGAAAAAAACTTACCTATTGTTATTCACGGCAAGGCCTATAAACCCGATGTTGAATACTGTATTGGTAGTTATAGCACCTTGGTTGGTTTCTATGTCAAAGAAGCTGGTATGCCAGTGGTGTATGTAGATCCACTTGCTGATGATCCTGCTGAAGTGGTCGCCGCAGTTAATGGGCCAGCAGTATTTTTATGGGCACACAATCGCAAAATCACTTATGAGTATACCGGTGATCAAAAGGATACCCAGCCCTACTGCTCAATCGCCGCAGGCAGTATCATTGTAGACCCATGGCGCAAGTTGACCAGTATCGATGATATCACCGTTATTCACTACGGCAATACAAGAGATTAATATGAAATTCCTTGATCGTTTTAAAAAGAAAAAACCAGAAGTTAAAGCAGAACCAAAATCAAAAAAAGTTGTGGAGAAGACTGAAAAAGAGCTAGCCACAGAAAAAGGCGAAGCGTATGTTAATATTCTAAGCATGGATGTTGATCCTGAAAATATCAGTGCTGGTGCATTTGAACTAGACTGGAACGAAAAGTTCATAGCCGACCTGGTACGCCACGGTTACATGATGAATAAAAATGATACCGATGCTGACATTGTAGATCGTTGGTTTACTGCTGTGTGTCGTAATGTAGTATTAGAAACTTGGGAACAAGAGCAGGCCATGAATCCCGAACGCGACCGTGTAATCAAGTCAAGAAACCTAGGCGATGGACTCAGCGAAGTATCATGATTTTAGAAAAAGATCATGACAGAGTTGCCAAGTGGGATAAGGAAAACAACTGTTGGGATATCAGTGATCAAACTTTGTATCGCTGGGTTGACTCAAAGAAAAAACCCGTATCCGACTGGTATAGAGATTTAACAGATGCACTTAATTTTATAATACAACATGATATTTAATCACATACGCAAACTCAAAGACGATGGCAAGAAGATTGGAATAACATTTAGCACGTTTGACCTCATGCACGCCGGACATATTGCCATGCTAGCCGAAGCAAAGAATCATTGCGATTATTTAATTGCCGGTTTACAGACTGATCCCACTATTGATCGTGCAGATACTAAAAACAAACCAGTTCAAAGTGTAGTTGAGCGGCAGATACAGTTAGCCGCTTGTCGTTATGTAGACGAAGTTGTTGTCTACCAAACTGAACAAGACCTAGTTGACTTGCTGTTAATATTACCAATTGATATTCGTGTACTCGGAGTTGAATATGCACTTACAGAATTTTCAGGCAAACACGAAGGTATGATGCGTGGTATTGAGTGTATCTTTAATCGACGCGATCATTCATTCTCCAGTTCAGGCTTGCGTAGCCGTGTAGTAGAGGCTGAGACTGTTAAACTACTTGGCAAAAAATGATTTTGTATGTAAATGGCGATAGTCATACTGCGGCCGCCGAAGCGGTCAACAACTATGGATTTGCCGGTGATGATCCTGAGCTAGTGCACCTGGGACGATTACCACACCCTGAAAATTTACAAGTTAGTTGGGGGAATTTATTAAGACAGGCACTAAACGCTGGATTTCTTTGTGATGCAGAAAGTGCTGCCTGTAATACAAGGATTTTGCGTACAACAAGAGAGTGGTTATCTAAGAATCCAAACTCAGAAAAGCTAGTTGTTATACAGTGGTCAACTTGGGAACGCGAGGAATGGTTATATGATGGTGTTTACTATCAAGTCAACGGTAGTGGTATTGACCATGTTCCACCTGAAGCCCAAGAACGATATCGTAACTATATAATCGGTCTTGATTGGCATCAAAAGACCAAAGAAGCCCACGAGGATATTTGGATTTTTCATTTAGAGTTATTGGAACAAAATATACCACATGTATTTTTTAATGGTAACAATGACTTTAGTTTAATTGCAGATCAAAAGGACTGGGGACTCAATTACATTGGTCCATATGATCCTGCAAACACTTATAATAATCAAATTCGATCGGCTGGAATAGAAACGGTCAGCCCTAAATCGTGGCATTTTGGACAAGATGGGCATAGTTGGTGGTTTAAATACATACTCAATTACATTATTAAAAACAAATTCATTTGACATTCTATCTAGTATCTGTTATACTTGTAGTATGAAATATGTTCTTATAGACACAGCTAACTTGTTCTTTCGTGCCAGACATGGTGCTTTTCGTGCCAGTGATACCTGGGAAAAAATTGGATTTGCCCTACATATCACACTAATGGCTGCTAATAAAATGGCCCGTAGGTTTGAAGCCGACCATGTAGTATTTGCCTTAGAAGGTCGAAGCTGGCGTAAAGATTTTTATAAACCCTACAAAAATAATCGTGCTGTAGCCCGTGCGGCCTTGACGGAATCTCAGGCAGAAGAAGATAAAATGTTTTGGGAAACCTATGATTCGTTGACTAAATACTTGTCTGAAAGGACCAATTGCTCAGTCATTAGGTGCCCAACAGCAGAAGGCGATGATATTATCGCTAGATGGATTGCTTTACACCCCCAAGATGAACATGTAGTAATTTCCAGCGATACCGACTTTGTGCAGTTACTCGCAGAAAATGTTAAACAATATAATGGTATTACAGACGAATTACACACTATAGAAGGAATCTTTGATGCTAAAGGTAAACCAGTTATTGACAAGAAAAGCAAAGAGCCTAAGACTATTCCTGATCCGGAGTGGCTTCTCTTCGAGAAGTGTATGCGCGGCGACTCAAGTGATAATGTGTTCTCGGCATTCCCTGGCGTTCGGACGAAAGGCACCAAAAACAAAGTCGGCTTACAAGAAGCGTTTTCTGACAAGGATAAAAAAGGTTACAGTTGGAACAACCTTATGTTGC